CAAATGTAACTTTAACTTTTAGTGCCAATCCAGTATGATTTTGTCCTTTACCTTTCCAACCAATTGTTCTTCTTCTTGGTTGAATACCTGTTTTCTTAGATGTACCAATTACTGAATTATCGAAATTACATTCATATGTTTCAGAAGTTTCAGGTTCGATTGAACTTGCTCCTGCTTTTACTGTAAACCATTTAGGTTCTCCATCAAATGCAAATTCTATTTTAGTTATTTTATTATCAGTAGTAACGTTACTTACCTCTAATGTATTTGTCATTTTACGAGAACCGGCATCTTTAGCACTACACTTAGCATATAAGTCTGCTGTTAATTGTCCTGCATCACCATCTCCATTATTTACCTTAACAGTAAATCCATTATCACCCCCACTAATAGCACCTTCTGCAGTTTGAGCAGCCAATCCAAATAGTTGTTCTCTTAGTGATTCGTTTTCTTGTAATAATGCCTCAACTCTAGCAGTTAACGATACTCTGGCTATTGCCTCATTAATTGAATTTTGTATTGCATTCTGTAAATCAATTGTTGTTTCACCAATTTGTTTATTTGCAATTTCACTTTGTTGAGATGCTATATTTGCTTTTAATTGTTCGTTCTCTAAAAGAATTTGTATTTCTTCTAATTTACTTTGTAATTCTGCTATCGTTGCATCTCTCTCACCAATTGTAACATTTAATCTTTCTAATAGAGCATTTAATTCATCTATTCTTTTTAATGCAGCCTCATATATTGAACGAAGAACCATTGGTGGCCCAATTGGTGCGTTATTTGGTAGAAGTTCAAATATAGTAGTGTCAACTGATTTTTTTAATTCTTTTGTATTATAGTTAGGTCTTGTTAATTTACCACTTATAATACCATCAGTTAAATCAGATTCCTTAAATAAACGGACACCGCTATCATTTGTTTGTGGTAAGGCATCCGAACCACTTACAAATATCTTAGCAACTTGTGCCTCGTTTTTTAATCCACTATTCTTCATTTGTTATTATGAAATTAAACTAAATGTATAATCGTTATCAAAGAAATAATCAACTCCACCAATAGTAATCTTAAATTCTATATTGTACACCCTATCAACTTCCCAATTAGATAAATTCAAATTGAAATAGTTACCATCGGTATCACAACTTAATTTTGTGTAATTACTAAATGGAATAATTGTTTCACCTGAATGATAATCACATATTTGGTAGTATGATGTTGTTGGTAAAAATTTACTAATACCATATTGTGCCGTAGATGAGAATGTTTTTGTAGGATATAAATCTCTACCAACTACTCTCAACTTAGGTGTTGTATTTACTTTGTAATGCTTTTTAAAGTTTCTAATTCCAACTTTTATTTCTTCCGATGTTAGTTCAGTTAACGAACCAGTTGAAAATGATACATCATTCCAACCAATTCTAACCTTTGGTTGATGTATTGTGTTTGTTTCTTTACTAAAGAATTTTAAGATACCATAATCATTTGTATCCTCTTCCGATGAATTTTCGTGCTTTACTATTAATCCTTCGTTTTCAATAGAACCACTTAACCAACTTTGGAAAATTGTAGTTATATCAGTATCAACATCTTCGGTCTTATATGTAAATGATTTAGAACTACTAAGATTAGAATGCCATACTCCACCTCTACCAGCAAAAGAACCAGTTGTGTTAGCAGCAAATACAATATTACCACCTACTACATTATTTACCCATCTAAGTGATGAATCACCTTCTCTATAATTCCAAGTTACTCCAGCAGTTTCTATATTATCAAATCTAGTACCTTTACCCATTTCCCAACTTTGAGATACTGGATATATGTTAATATCAAATTGCAATGGTACTTCTTCTGATTCAGTTTCCTTTAATATTAGTTTAGCTTCTTCAAATCCAACACTACCATTAGATAGTGATGATGAGAACCCATTAGTTTCAAATTTAAGAAGTGCTCTTGATACATCTTTAACTCCACCATAGTAAACCTTACTTACCTCTAATACCTCATCTAAACCAGCGTTTTGGTCAGGCTGTTGTAGGTAAACCGATGCATCCTTTGATGCTGTTAGAAAATAGTATGCCATTATTTTGCTCTTCCTTTTATATCCGAATCTGGAAATTTAATTTCGAAAACCGATGGGTCTAAAGATGGGTATAAAACCTTATCCTTTATTGCCGCTTCTATATTGTATGTATTTGGTGCATATTGACCTCCGCACTTATTTACAATCTTTAATTTAGGAACCGAACTAACTCCATCAACATTTGCTATGATTAATTCCAATTCTGAAATGTTAATTGTATTATTAAATGTAAAACTATCTATATCGAAATATTCTTTTAATTCGGATATACACTCTGATAGTACTTCACTTTTATTGTAGTTTCGTAGTGTTACTATTTCAAACTCAAGTCCTATGTTGATTATAAAACCATCGTTAATGTTTATACCATCTGTCAGAATTTTATATTCGTTTAAATACGTTTTTAAGTTTTCCTTTATTGCTCTATTAAGAGTTGATAATTTTTTATTTGAATCATATCCTAATAGATAAAGATTAATAGCAAATGGATTATTCTTTTCGTTATCATTAGAAGTTTTACCAACTAAGAATTTTCTGATTTCATCTTGGATAATTTGTTTATCAACTTCTCCTGCCCCTTCTTCTCTATTTACAAACCCATCAACTAGCTCAGTAAACTCTCTAAGAACTTGTGGTGAAGCCAAAATAGATGAAGGTGAATTGTTATCCAATGTACCATCTGCCGTAGCATATGCTTTTGCAATAGCTCCAAATTTGGTTGGCATTGATAGAGCTCTGATTTGATAATCCTTTGATGTTACTGCTCTATTCTGAGAACCAAAGTTTGCTAATGCATTTTGTCTAATCTCTTCAATAGTATCACCACCTTTACCACCAGTTGCAGGAACTTCGTTATCAATTGCTATTGAGTTTTTGGCTGCCCTATACAATCCTAATTGAACATTTGTAAATAAATCAATATCTTCTTCATATTCAACACCATTGATTTGTGTAATTGTTCCTTTCTTAACATTTGATTCAACACCACCACCAACTAAATACTTTACAGTCATAGTTGTATTAGATGGAGATGTTCCATATGTTTTAGTTTTCAAAAAGTTAGTTGGGTCAAATGATTCTTCTAATTTAGAAATTGAATTAGGTAATCCTAATCCTACATTTTTAAATGAAGGAATAATTGTTTCTTCACTAACTGTTGGGTCTCCACTACCAAATTGAATAGTTGTTGTACTATCTGGGTTAACTTGCTTAACAAACCTTCGAGATGTTTTAAGTGTATTTAAAATATATGGAGTTGTTGATTTAAATTGAAATAAATCAGGGTCATTGTTTTCAGTATTTGGATAGTCAGTAAATACCAATTCTTGTGCTAAATAAGGAACTTCATAAAATTTATTTGAATCAGAATCTCTAACATCATATATGTCTATAATATTAGTATCACTTAATTCAATACTTTGGAATTCTTTAAATTGACCAAATTCTACTTCTCTAGTTTTTAATTCTGCAGATATTGCTTGTACTTGTTTTTTAACTAAGTAAAATGAAGCCTCTCCACTTACACCATCTCTTTGATATATTGTAATTTCTCTTTCTCTTTCATCAGAAAAATCTACAACATCTTGTGTAATAAATTGTACTGCATTTGTAGATTCACATCTCATACCTTCTTTTATTCGTAAGAAGTATGTTGAATCAAATGTGTTATCACGACCACTACCGATTGAAGGTACTAATTGATAAACCGAAAGAGTTGTTACTGATGGTGAAGATACTTTTGGTTTATATCCTAAGTATTGTGAAAGTGCTATTACATTCTCAATATCATCTGCATGAACCATTAAAGATTCTTTTAATGTATCATCTACATAATATGAAAGTGAATCACCCACATAAGATGCCATTTCAATAAACATCATACCAGGTGATGATTCGTTGAAATCAGAATATGTTTTTGGGAAGTACGTTTTAGCGAACTCGATTAGATTACCTCTAAACGCACTAAAATCTTTGTTAAGATATTTTATATCCTTACCTTTGTTCTTAAAGTTCTTTGATGTTTTTGTTATTGCCATATCGTATTATCCCTGTACTGTAAATGTTAGAGTTTCTAAATTAATATCATCTCCTATTCTAAATTTAATTGAAACGTTTAGTTTATTATTATCTCTCAATTCGTCAGTTGATTCAATATCAATCTCTTCTGCCGTAACATAAGGTAACCATTGCTCTAAACTTTCGTTTATAGTATCCTCAATTCTACCTTCTAAGTCATCTACATTTTGTTCAAACAACAATGATTGTAAACCACTGCCAAATTCGGGTTGTAAAATACGTTCCCCTCTTTTAGTAAGTAGAAGATTTTTAATATTTGATTTAACTTGGTCTTTGGTTTGAAAAGATTGCTCGAAAGTATTTTCACCAAAGGTTAATGGCAAAGTAACACCAATAGCATAACTTGAAAATGCCTTAGTATCTTTAACGATTTTTCTTCCTAACTCAACTGCCATAATTTATATTACATTCCTGGTCGCCAATTACCATTACTTTTTTTATCCATAGCTTTTATAAGTTCTGAATTATCTCTATTCAAAACTCTATCTAAACCTGCCAATCCGGTTGAAACTCCTAACCCTTGTTTTTTAACACCTCCTTGCATATCACCATATCCCATTTTTTGTGCTATACTTTGTGCTCCTAATGTATGAGTTGAGTTTGAATTAAACTCCATTGTATTAGATGATACTTCAGTTGGTGCACCAGCATAAGATGGTGGTTGTCTATCTAATACACTTCTAGATGTATTTTCACTTAAACTAAGTGGCTGTGTTTGTTGTAATACCTTATTTAACATTGGGTTTTTACTTAAAACCCTTTCTGTTTGAATTGGTTTTTCAGAAACCACCTCATCCATAAATGTAGGTTGTGTTGGTGTAATAGCCTTTTTAAGTTGTTTGTTTTCTCTTAACAACTTTGCCATTTCTTTCTTTACACCTTCTTTAACTAGTGTAGGAAGAATCACTTTGATTTCCTCCTTAACTATTATTTGTATTGCTTTTACTAATTTGTCAGTATCCATTGTTGTAATGTTTTCCTTTCTATATAAATATTTGTTTTATTCTTTTTTGATTTTTATTCACACTTTGTTCCACCCATTTCTAATTGTGATATGAAATCTGGCAGAATATTTTCCATTTCCC